ATGGCTGATCCACAGTTTAAATGTGGTAGCCGGTAACAAGCTGGCCTCTCGATTGGATGACTTGATTTCAAGCTTTGACATACTGCCGGAATCCGCTTCACAGATGTGGGTTAAAGTTTACCCGCTACGATCTAACTTGCTGAGAAGACTGTCCTACTTTTCTGATAAGGAAGGTAAGACTAGAGTTATAGGACTACTTGACTATTGGACACAGACTGCTTTGCGACCTCTTCATAATTCTCTTAATGAGATATTACGGAGGCTGCATTCAGACTGTACCTTTGATCAAAATAAGTTCCTATCTCTATTACGAGATAAACCTATCTACTATAGTATTGATCTTACTTGCGCTACCGACAGGTTACCCATTGCCTTCCAAAAGAAGGTTCTTGGTTATCTTATCGGCGCTGAGAAAGCTCAATGCTGAGTAGACCTCTTGGTGAAACTAGGGTTTGAGTGTAAGGGTAAAACCTACACTTATGCTGCTGGTCAACCAATGGGTGCGTACTCCTCCTGACCCGCAATGGCACTGTGTCACCATATCATTGTTCAGGTCGCGTTCTTACGAACGATACCCAACAGTAGATGACCAAAAGTTCGTCGTCCTTTTAAGGACTACGCTCTTTTGGGTGATGACCTTGTGATTGCTGATGATCTAGTTGCAAAAGAGTACTTTTGTATTCTTGAACAACTTGACCTAAAGTTTTCTCCTCAGAAAACTCATATAAGTAAAGACTTATTTGAGTTTGCTAAGAGAGTTTACTTTCAGGGTGTGGAGATTACCGGTTATTCAGTAGGCGGCCTTAAGGCGGTATGAAAATCATATCCCCTTTTAGCCAACTTTCTGGATAACCAAGAATCGCATGGTTATGTATTATGTCATGAGAATTTCGGGTCTTTTGTCCTAAGTCTTAACAAATTGATGAGAGCAAATCGGTACTCATTCGAGCACGCAACTCGCCTTCTCAAGTTGTTAAGGGTTTTCAGAGAGCTATCAAAGGATAAAATGACGGGTACGTTTTCTAACACATTTTTGTGTATTAGAGACGCATTCGGTCATTCTCTTCCTAGCGCGCATCTTTACGATGCGGATGATTTCCTCAGAAAGGTTGTCATCTTTGCTAAAAAGAAACTCGCTGAAAAGGACTTAGAGATTGTTTCACGATCACATGCAGCGGTATTTTCCCGTCTGTCTGCGATGGTTGAACAATATCTAAAGGCTTGGCCGGACCAGGACCAATACACTCTTCAATTCTTGAGAGAGACTGTACCGGCTATGTTAAGAAATAACTCGCCGTTACTAGCTACTATTGATGACGTTATCGAGCTTTTCCGAGTCGCAATAATCAAATCTGATTTTGATTCGATTGATGCGCTTGGTTTAGCAAAATACTTCATTGGTAAGAGCACTTTCTCTATGAGAACACAAGAGTCTCGTGTTCTTGCACAGAGCGCCTTAGTCAAAGTTCTGTTGAACATTGTTAAGGATGCTCCTTCTGAATTATTCATCAAAGAGCTATATCCAAATCTGGAAGGAAATAGTGTGATTTATTTATAAAATCATATAACTACTCCGGATGGCAGATAGTGGATGCTCTCCCATGAAAGGTCATAAGATCTATGTATCTATCGCTGTGAGGTTGAAAACTCATTTTGCGGTAGTTATAGGGCTTATGGGAGATGTTAACTCATATGTTACCATATGAGTCAAGCCCTGTAGCTCTTGGTGAAATGAAA